TCAGGTAAATTCTCTATTGTTTGAACCATTTTCTCCAATGATTCAGGCAATGATGACAGAAGCCATTAAGAACACAATCAATAACTATGAACCCAGAGTAAATTTACTAAATGTCGTAGTGGGTGCTAACCCAGACAATCATTCTTTGAATGTTTCGATAATCTTTAAGATTGTTAACACAGAGACACCAATCTCAGTCGATCTAGTTTTGGAAAGAACACGCTAAATGGCAAATAACAAGATTAACGTTACTGATCTAGACTTTGATCAGATTAAGAATAACCTAAAAAAGTTTTTTCGTGGTCAGTCGGAATTTACCGATTATGACTTTGAAGGTTCCGCCCTATCGACCCTATTAGACATTCTTGCATATAATACGCATTATCAGGGATTATACTATAATTTGGCTGTTAATGAATCATTCTTAGATTCAGCGTCCAAACGGTCAAGTGTTGTTTCTAAAGCTAACGAATTAGGTTATACACCTAAGTCTATCACTGGTTCTAAGGCCATTGTCAACGTTGCAATGATTAATAGCTCTTTATCTGCCCCACAATTTATAGAGATTCCGGCATATACGCCATTTGTTGGTTCTATTGATGGTGTTACTCACACATTTTATACAATAGAAAACCATATTTCACAAAAAAAGAATTTAACTTATAGCTTTAATAATGTTCTTATACAAGAAGGATATCCTTTAACATATAGATATATAATTGATTCTACAAATAAACAAAGTCTGATTATTCCCAATACGAATGTCGATCTTAATACTATTAGGGTACGAGTACAACCTAATGTAGAAATTTCTGAATTTTCAACATACACAATTAGTAATGATATTTTAACCATTGACGGTGACTCAAAAGTATTTTTTGTTCATGAATTACAATCTGGTCAATATGAACTACAGTTTGGTAATGATATTGTTGGAAAGGCACTTCAGATTGGAAATATTGTCACAGTTGATTATTTTACCTGTAAAGGTTCCATGGCAAATGGCATTCGCTCATTTGAATATAAAGGCCCATTAGTTAATAGCACAACAGTTAGCACACTAGCTATATCGCCATCGTTTGGTGGATCTGAGCCAGAGACTGTTGACGAGATAAAAATAAACGCGCCTCGTGCATATACGACACAAAACAGATGTGTTACTGCTCAAGATTATGAATCTGTTATCTTAAGATTGTTCAATAATGCACGGGCTGTTCGCGCATGGGGTGGACAAGAAAACAAGCCTCCTCAATTCGGTAAAGTGTTTGTTTCAGTTATACCAGAAGTTGGAAATAGTTTAACACAGGTTGAGAAAGATTTTATTTTAAATGACATAATTTTACCTAGAAAGTCATTGACAACATCAGTCGAACTAGTCGATGCCAACTATATTAAGTTACAACTGAATACAACTGTCTACTATGATCCGCGGAGTACAACATTATCGAGTGGCGACATTCAGTCTTTAGTTAAACAGACCGTTCAACGATATAACGATCAATATCTAAATACTTTTGGTGGTATATTCAAATTTTCCAAATTTGGTGCCGTTATTGATGGTAGCGAATCTTCTATAACTAGTAATATTACAACTGTCTTGTTACGTCGAGAAATTCAACCGGTATTTGATACTATCGCTGGATATGTGGTCAATTTGGGTAACCCTATTCTAAAACCGGAAAATGCGAATATCAATTCAATCTCATCAACTGGATTTTTGACAACTGATTCTGATCAAGTTGTATTCATCAAAGATGTTGCTACGGGTGATGGTGTCGGTATTCTACAATTACGTTATATCAATGAGTTTGGGGCCGATACTGTTGTAAAACAAATTGGTCGAGTTAACTATACTACCGGCTTGATTGAAATTGATGACTTGGTCATCACGGGTCTTGTTGAGGCTTCTCTTGACTTAATCATCAAGGGTGAATCAAATGATGTTGTTTCAATTCAAAATCAGTTTATCACAATCGATCCTACTCTTACGCAAGTGTCCGTAGTGCCGGATTCTCTGTTACAGGGCTATACATTCACCTCAAGTCAAACTTAATAGTAGGCGATAATGCTCTATAATCTTATTAAAAAGCAATTTCCCGAATTTGTTCAATCAAACTATCCAGCATTTGTTGCGTTTATCCAAGCTTACTATAGATGGATGGAGATGCAGTTTAATCAAAAACTGGAATCTATCACTGATATTGACGCTACTACAAATTTTGTTAGAATTGAAAAGACTTATCTCGGTAAAAGTATTAATGTAATAGATTTTGCACAGGAGATTATAGTCGGACAGACTAGCGGTGCGAGAGCTATTGTCCAGCGATTGATAGTTGAACAAGATTACATTACAATTTATATCGAATACATTAATAGCGTTAGATTTGCTGATGGTGAGCCGATTTACATTGAACGAGATTCACAGAATCCTGTCAATAACAGTTTATCAGCATATGTTGTTTCTAATAATGCTATCGGAACAAGCTCATCACAATTCATACAACATTTTAAGAGTTATCTAGATTCGACTAGTATCTTTCCAAATGATGATCCTCAATTATCATTATATCTTAAGCATATTAAAGAGGTCTACTCAGCTAAGGGCTCAGAGCAAGCGCTAGTCTTTCTTCTAAACTCAATCCATAATACTAAAGTTGGTATCATCTATCCCGGTGATAATATTTTGAAATCGTCGGATGGCCGATGGAATCAGGATAGCTTTATTACGATTCAACTTACATATGGCGAGCTACCTAAGGATGTGCGCAAATTCTTTGTTAAGTATGAAACATCTTCCAAATCAGTTGAAATAACTGATATTGAATCAATCGCATCAAACGTTTATCGATTATACTTTAAAAGCACGACTGTTTTAACAGTTCAAGTAGATCAACTCGTTCAATTCAAAGATTCTACTAGTAATGTGATTTGTCAGGGTGTAATCGTTCTATCGCCCCAGCGAATTAGCATAAAACGTTATGGCAAAAATTGGCGTGTTGGTCAAATTGTTGTTATTCCAGGCACAATTCGTGACACTTTGGCAAGAGTGACTCAAGTTGGTATAAATGGTGAATTGTATAGTTTGGAAATTATCGAATGCGGGTATAATCATCCGGTGTCTCAAACATTGGATATTTCACCATATGATATTCGGCCAATTATCAATAATACCAGTTTGGTTATCACAAGCGACCCAATAAATCCAACAGCATACAATTTTACACTAACTATTGATGAACATCCAGTCGGTATTTCGGAATTCGTATCTTTCTTTGTGTATGATTACTTTAAAGAAGACTATGTTGTATTTTCAATAACAGAACCTTATGTTGAAAACTTGCTATTCATTCAACAATTTAATATAGAAGATACAACAGAACCACAGATTCCCGACTATTGGGCCGATTCAAGAGCCACAATCTCAGTAGAGTATGGTACAATAGTAAAGTTAGCTGGTCAATGGGATAGTATTAGTGGTCAAATATCAAATGATCACATAGTTCTACAAGATAATAACTACTATCAACCGTTTTCATATGTAATTGATTCGGATATAAACTCTAATGACTATATTGGTGTTGCTAATGCAGTACACCCATCTGGTACAAAGTTGTTTACTAACACCAATCTACAAACATTTGTGGAGTTTAGCCCGAGTGGATTTACTGATAATCTTGAAATAACACAAGATTTCGTAGATATACTATATCCAAGCGATAGTGTTTATACCGAGCATACTANAGCAATTAGCGACTCATTTATATCAATAGATACATTATCCAGTAATCTCATACATATAATAGATGATAATGTATCGGTATCGGATGGAATTACATTTGATTATACGGTTACAGATTTTGTATCCACAATGGATAGTATAGACAAATCTATTGTATATACGGTTACAGATTTTGTATCCACAATGGACAGTATATCAGACAAATCTATTGTATATACACCGGCTGATACATTACCAACTACTGATGATGTAGAAAAATCCGTACAACTTGAGGCATATATAGACTCGGTATCTGTAAATGATGACACATTTAGCGATATTAATCCTTATACATATAACGATTCTGTTACTATTATAGACCAATCAACTCAAACCCTCACCTAATAAATAACAAACAGTCATAATCTATCAAAACAGGAGCATTATTATGCAATCAGATTCATTTCCAATCACAGGCCATCTTGAAATCGTTCTAACTGATGAGAATGGTAACGTTAAGGAAACCCATTCTATTCCAAACCTAGTTGTATCAGCCGGCAAGAATCTAATCGCTGAGCGACTGCTTACTGCTAGTCCAAC